TCGCTTATCTTTATTTCTGCCATTTTCTATCTTTTGAATATACTTCTCTAACTTTCTTATGTTCTCTGCTTTTATTCTATATTTCTTCATAGTACCCAACCTGTTACATCTGTATCTTGATTCGGATAAACGTCTGGCGCTTGATTAGAATAGTATTCTGGAAAGAGATTACTATTGTTTACTACATAATCAACAAATCGCTCCTTATAATTCATAGCTAATTGACGCTGTTTCTCCATTAAAAAGTCTACTTCCTCTTTGCTTACCGTTTCGCTATTCTCTGCTCCGTGTTTATATACTCCTTTGTTGGCTATCGTATAAGCTGCGTGAGGATAATATTCTACCATTGCGAAATGGATAAGACAGGGCTTAATATAATCCGTTAAAAGAGTTAAATATGGTTCTGCTAATGTGTCTGCTACTATGTCTGCTTGTATCTTCTCTAATAGCCTCGTTCCTGTCATCTGCTGTATATGGATATCTTGAGCGATAGAAACATATTGAATAAACTTATCCGTATCTACTCCACCATTTACTGAAGTAAATCGAACTAAATCCTCACGTCTTATTAATAGTGCTTTAGCCATATCTTATCCTTTATAGTTTGGGTGATGTCCATTGTTCGGCATATCCTTTGGTGCTATCTTTGAATCACGATTTCCAGCCGGATTCGGCTTATAGCTTTGTGGTATGCTCTTTACTTCTTGTGAACTACTTAAAGCCTTATCCTCATAGTAAGTTCCGTCTTTCTTTTTCTTTAAACGATACAGTTGTTCAGTCCAAATATGCCCACAATTTACTCCGCCTTTGAAGCGAAAAAGTGAATAATTTTGACCTTTATGTCCGAATGAATTATTTACTCCTTGAAAGGATGCCATATCTATATCTTCTTTACGATATACTACACCGCTTTTTGTTCTGTTCATCATTTGCTTACAGAAATCTCTTGAATTACCGCTACTATATTTCTCGTCGTATTTGTATCTTACTTTATAAATAGATTTGTCTAAATAGCTTTGTCTATTAGGAAAGCTTTTAATTACATCTGCAAACTTTTGTAAGGTGCTTTTATTCTTTGATTCTGTTTGTTCTATCCAAGCGTCTAAATCCGTGTTTTCGTCGTCATATTCACGCTCATCTATTAACTCCCAAGCATCGCTCATCTCCTCACCTTCAAGATTATCAAGTATGTGGTTGCCTTCTGCATCAGAAAAATCCTTTTTTAACTCTACACCTGTTTCTTCCTCTTTCTGTTCTTCATCTTCTACACCTTCTAAATCAGTAAACTCTAAAGGCTTTAATGTCTTAAAGTAAATATTTAGGCTTACTTCATTAAATGCAAGTATTTCGTCAAAGGCATCTGTCAACATTTCTCTATATGGTCGAATTACCATATTTTCGAAAAGAATAAATGAATCTCTCAACTCATCGGCATTAGAACTAAAGCCATTTTGAGATGCGATTCCAAATAATAAAGGTGACGTAATTTGATGACCGAGCATAATCTTTCTTAAACAAGTTTCTGTAAGCGTATTATACAAGTCTGGAGCATCATTAACGGGCATAGAATCAACCGTAGTCTTTGATTCTTGGTTGTTATTGAAGCTAATTATGACCTTCTCGCCTTGTGTCCCTGTAAGTTGATTTAAAACTTTGGCTTTTATTAGTTGTTGTTGTTCCTCACTTGGAGAACCATTGTTAAAATTGATTACTGCTCGTGAGCTAAAGCCATTATTTACCTCGTTAATAAGGTATTCGCTGATTGATTCCTCTAAAGTACAGTAAGGAGTAGCACCTACATAGTCTGGCAAAGCGTAATATTTTAAACCTACAGAATATGGTCTAATCATATATACTTCCAAATCGTCATTTGAGCAACCAAATGCGCTTATTCTTTTAGGTGGATACTTCTTAATATCCGACCAGTCGTCACTATAGTAGTAAGCTTCGATTTTGCCTTCCTCGTTGCATTTCTCACTTCTTAAAAGTTGGACAGGTATATGATGCACCTGTGCAATCTTCTTTCTATCCTTCGTGTAAATCACTTGCATAGCACATTGACCTAACATCTTTAAATCCATACACAAGTGTCTAACGCATTGCTTACTGAATAAAGACATCATTTGCGCGTATTCTGACGGCTTTTTAGATGCGTTGGTAGCGCTTAAGCCTTTACCGTATATTAAACGGCTTACGTTGTTTATAATTGCGTTATTCGTGGTGCTATTAGTATAACAATCTATTAAGAAAGAATAGTAGTCATTTTGTGAGCCAAATTCTACCCAATCTTCTCTCTTGGCTTCTTTTATTACTGGTGGCTCATACGCTGCCAGTTCTAATATGTGAATGTCTTTACTCATAAATTATAAATTCATTGTTTGATGCCTTACTTGTAAACTGACCGTTGTTTACTGAATAGGTTGCTACAGGTTGATTAGTGCAGAATATTCTGTCTTTGTGTACTATGTCAGTTCCGTTTTTTATTAGTAAGTCATAAAAGTGATTCTCTTTAATATCAAAGATAGCAGAAATGGTGTCGTAATAATCTCCGTTCGTGTTTGTGTCAATTGTTACTTGCACCTCTGTATTCGTTTGGTCGTCAGTTATAAACATACCGTCATAAGTTTGGCTTCTTGGAATAAAACTAAACGTCTGACTTGTTGCTATCTCTTGTAATATAATCATCCTTACTATAATAACTAAAATAGTGTTTTTTTGTTTCTCTTTTGAAATGCAAAGCAATAAAAAAGGCACTCCGAAAAGTGCCTCTTGTTATGAAAGGAATATAAGAAAGAATCTTATGAAGTTACAATTGTAGCATTAACTGCCGAACCATCTGCAAAGGCAGTTTCTAAATCTGCTTCTGATGCAGCGTCAATAAATAATGGTGGTAACTCCTCTTCAGCAGTGAAGGTCAATTGGTAACCGTTGAAGTCCCCAAGAGCAGCTCCAGAGCCAATAGTACCAGCGCTTACATCACATCCTTGAGCAAATCCAAGCATAAAAAATTGGTCGGTCATAGTTCGAGCAATTATTCTTGGTCTGCCATAAGAAAGTAATTTAACTTGCTTGTGAGTAACTACGTCTTGACGCTTTAAATTAACAACCAATTCTTGAGAGAAAAATGTCGTTCCATTATCTCTTGATGCGTTGATAGTTGTGTTTAATGCGTTAGCAGTAGATTTTAATTCGTATTTGTACATTGATAACGGTGCAGCTGGTTCCCAAGAAACTAACTCATCCTCTTCGTCAGTAGTACCTGTATCAAATGTCGCATTATCTTCGTTGAGGTCGTCGTAGTTGATTATATAGATGCTTTTTAATCCGCTTACCGAATCCTTGCACTCCTCAACTCTTCCGTGACTTATTTCGCAAGACATATTTTAAAGTTTTTAATGTTTATAATAAGAGCAGTCCGAAAACTGCTCTGTTAATTAATCTTCTATTAGTTTGCAGAGTTTACGATTCCGTAAGTTACGATGTCGTCTACAATTGCGTACTGCGCTCCACAAGCCATACGCATTATTACTCTACAATTGTTTGAGCCGTCTAAATCGCTCATATCCAACAATTTAACTTCTTGTAAATCTGAATTTAGAGAGCATCCAAAGAACAAGTTTGACTTCTGTGCTGCTACCGCAGTATTGTCAGCCAATCCGTTTGCTACAAATAATTTAACTCCGTCAAAAGCTAAATCCTGTCCCATACCATACCAAAGTGTCCCTCTGTTGTCAACACCGTTTGCACCAGCGTTGTTAGCGATAGAACCGAAACCACCGAGAGCGCGGACATAAGCGCGGGCGATATTCTGGCTGATATAGATGTGTAAATCCTCACGACCATAAACAGTTGAAGGAATAGCATCTACTATAGAACCTAACTCGTCGATTACGTTTGCAGCAGTCACGGTAGTACCAGCGATTTCTTGTGCTGCTGGTAAACCAGCGTCTAAAGCCACTTGAGTAACGATTCCGTCATACTCTCCACTTGTTGATGAATCTCCTCTCCAGAAGTTTACTTCGTTTCTTGCAGCTACTTTTTCTGCTACATATCCGATAAGGTAATCTTCAAAAGATTTAGGTAATACGTCAAAAGATGAGTAACCTTGTTCGATTCCTTGCCACGTATTGTGGAAGTCGAGCTTACAAAGTTCAAGGTTTACTTGTAGGTCTTTAACCTCTAAAACTCTCTCTGTCAATGTAATAGCGTCATCTGTTCTTGTGAAGTCGCAAGATGCGTCAGAAAGAACGTCAGTCATTGCCATTTTTTGCATTACTTGTTTAAACTTGATGTTAGGTAGAATCTCTACTCCACCTTTTTCAATAGTTGGTGCGCTCAAAAGAGCAGCAGCGACATACTTACCAGCAAATTCACCAGCATAGGTAGTCGTAATTGATGTGATTGAACCACTTGTTGCCATAATAATATAATTTATTTATTTAATTTTTCAAATATTGAATCCATTGTAGACTTTCTTCTTTTAGAGCTAAACTTAAATACCTCTTTTTCTTCTACGTTTTCTGGATTGTGTGTAATTGGTTTAGTTGCTGCCTCTACTGATTCCGTTTTTTCGTCAGATAATTCGACAACTTCCTCTTTATTTTCTACTTCGTTAGTAGTTTCTTCAGTTTTGTCTTTAGATAACAATTCGATTTCAGCTTTAAGGTCTTCGTTTTCCTTTTTCAAAGCTTCGATTTCAGTAAAGAATGTTTCTTTTACGATTGATTCAACC